TGCTCTTTTGGATATGTTTCTACCACATGAATGCTGTGGAATATCAACTTATTTGTGCCCTTTGAATTATTTACGTCTTTGGCAGAATCGTCCATTCTTCTAAATAGGTCCATCATAAGGTTTCTGATCTCATATATCTCTGTAACGTCTGTTGAGTATATGGTAAATAGAACTTTCTCGCATGCCAGCAACCAGATATCTTCAAATGATAAGCCTATTTTGTCATAAACAATATGTTTTTTGCCATTTAAAAATTGATCTAATTCTGGTGACTGCTGTACTGGAATTATTGGGATAATCTCTTTTCCAAGGTTATCTGAGTAGTAATTGTACGGATCAAATATTCCCGTCTCTTTTAGTTCTTTCCATAAAAATTTACGAAGCTCAAACATTGCGTCTATTTTATAATCAACTGTCATAATGAGCTCCCAAATGATGCGTGTAATGCTGTGTCAGCCTGTGATCTTATTTTACCAGGGCTAAAGCTATATTGCACTTTTTTGATATTCATGGGAACATCTAACGCTTTGGCCATTTTTGAATTAAATATTCTTTGAAGTCCAGATGACTTAATAGATGAATTAACAAGTTGTCCTCCAAAAAATCTTCCGTACGATAAAGAAAATTGATGAGACGCTTGCCCTCCTCCAGGCTTTTTAACGGTCACTGCGGTGCCTTTTGGCATAAAGACTGTTTCACCATCAAGTTCAAATACAAGGCGCTCAGCGGACCTTGGACGGATTACTATGGGCATTCCAGCTTCCATCACGTCTGCTTTATTTGCAAATATATATTTCTTTTTTTGTTTTTTATTTTTAGACGGAACAGATGATTTTGATAATTTAAAATCATAGTTAATTCTAAATGATAAACCTGGCATATCTAGTGTATGAAGTTTAAATAGCCTAGCAGTCGGTACGCCAGCTTTGTTCCATTCATACACATGATGAAGTGATTTTGGCTTAACTCTTGCTTGTGAGTCCATATACTCACCAAAATCTTTTTCTATTTGATTAAATATTGTTGTTTTAAATAAATTTTTAAAATCTTCGTTTGTAGTAAGTTTTGAAATTACTGCTGCCTCGTAATATAAAAAAGCAGATATCTGTGCTACAGTGCTATCTTTCAAAACTCCTGGTACTGAGCCCGCCATTAATTTTTCTAGCCCGCTGGCAGTTTGAATTAGTGCTACGCTAGAATCCAATTTCCTGATTCTCCGATCTCTTTGCAACAGAGTTGTATGCAAGTACATTTCCAAAAGGGTCTGTAATTGGAGTTGAGCTTATTACCTCAAAAACTGTGGGAGTATTGTTTGGATAATTTATTTCTTTCCAAACAATGTTTCCAGACATATCTCTTATATTAGTAATCTTTTCTCTATATGTTATTTGTTCTGGGGTTCTAATCTCAAGCATTTGCTCATTTGTATATCTATTATTTATTGTTTGCTTATCCCCGCTTCGGCCAGAGCCAGAATTAGAAATAATTCCTTTTGCCGAGCATGGCACAGATCTTGTGAAAATCCATTCTTTTTTTATATAACCAGTATTTTCATCTTGAGTATCTAATTGAAGATAAATATCTAGCTTCATCGGCATAAGGGAAGTTGCTAGGCTCATTTAGAATGCAACCATTCCAATCAAAACATAAGGAGCAAGAAGTTGATCTGCGTACAGATTTCCTGTTCCTCTGTGTGCGTCTTCCATAAAATCAAACTTCCAATCAAATGTGCTTATGCTCTTTACATACTTATCTTTCCATGCACGATCTTGATCAAAGAATTGTTTAATTAATATAATACAAGCTTCTTCAATATTATCTGGTACTGACGACCATCCAAATCTACCCTGTACAGAATATCTTGAATCTTTTTTAAATGCTCCAGAATAACCTTGATCATTAATTGTTGGTGGAATAAGACCATTAGATGTGTAAACTATTCCATCCATCAATTGTTGTCTATTTACTCTAATTCCAAATCCAGACTCAGAAATAATTGGTGAGTATGTCCAGTTATTAACATTATTAATGTAATCAACTAGCAGGACATCGTTTTCATAAAGCTCATGAATTTCATACATTTTAAATGGCATAGGTAAAATGTCTGCTCCTGATCCATATACAATTTGTTGGTCATCGTATAAATAAAAGACTTGTCCTGTATATATCTCAATAAGTTTTCTTGCATATTTTTCAGCCATTTGAATCTCATGATAGGACTTATAGTTTGGGTCTGACGGGTCCGTTCCAAAATTTAAATCATCAATAATGTCTGATATATTTGCGTATGGAGTTACAACATCTGTAAAATAAACATGAGAGGCAGAATGCCCATCTACTTGATATTGCCATTCTATTTTAAACTTTCTATTTCTTCTGCATAGCTCAAATGGCAAAATAACCTGATATGTTCCCATATCAGTCTCTAGCTTTGTAGCAGTAAATGTTCCAAGGGGGACATTTGGATTAATTGTTGGAGAAACTGTGTTATCCTCAGTAATATCGTAAACTACTGCTATAACATCGTCATCTGCATCTACAAGCTCCCCACCCCAAAATATTTTTGTTTTAATAGGTGAAGTTTGATCTTTATATATTTCTGCCATTAACTTGTGTTAACGTTTAGTTATAGAAGTCTTGAACTTCCTTTGGTGTCGCTAAACGAAAACCCTCCTCTGAGTCAAAGATTTTTTGAGCATCTTCTTCTGACATAGCCACAAAAGGATGATCCTTTGTAAATGTATATCCATGAATATCATATCTCATGTTCTCTCTTGTCATTCTAACAAGAACTGTATCTTCTGGCTGAGCTTTCGGGTCAAACTTTGGAAGAATTTCAATTTCTTCTGTATCTTTTTCGATTGCTTCTACTGTACTTTGGTATACACTCCAAGTTACGCCTTCTTCTGCTAGAGCTGCAATAATGTCTTTTTTATTTTTTAGGCCTTCTGTGTCTACTGCAAAATCTGTTGCAATTACTTTTAATTCAGCCACCTTTAATGTGTCAAACGACATATTTTATTTCTCCTTTTTCTAGGTTCTTTAATTATAGCATTGTTAAATTAAAATGAAAAGCCCCCAAATTAATTGGGGGCCTTTCGGTAGTTTAATTCTTAATTAATTAAGAAGCAACCTTAACGTTCTTTACAACTACCCAAGCGTCTGCCTGCTCGATCTGAACGCCAACACGAGTATACATTGTGTACTCGATTGAGTCCTTACGTGGCCAGAAGAAGCGGTAAACAGTAACATCACGCTTGATACCAATAACAACGTTATTTGGGAATGTCAAGTGGATATCTCCGTGTGAACCTGATGGGCTTGCGTATGTACCTGTCTGTGTCTCAGGAAGCAATGGAACTTCAACGATTGGAATACCAAATGCGTATGGAGCTACATATCCTGCTGGACCTCCAAGAACTGGAACATCGCCACGGATGATGCCTGAAGCAATATCCTGTGGAGTAACGTTCTGAATGTTCTGTGAGTTAGAGTATAGGTAATCCTGGATCAAGTTTGATCCTGCAAGGAAGCGAAGGTCTGTACGACGTTGCTTGTACTTACGTGGAAGTGCCTTAAGAGCTGAGTTAAATACTGCACGAGAAACTGCAGCACCTGCAGCATCGACAACGTGACCGCTTGTCTTTGCCTTCTTAACTACACCGTCAAAAGACTTGTATAGTGCATCGCTTGAAAGTGATGTATCACCGTTAAGAATAACATCTTCGATGTCATTTCCTGCCTGTGTTGCCATCATACGTGCAATGTGATCTTCGAGATCTGCACCTTCAATGTTGTCTTCTAGAGACTCAGTTGAAAGCTCCCAGTCCATGCGAAGTTTCTTAGTTGTGAGAGAAATTTTTGAGAAAGTAACACCGCTGTTTGAAGCTGTGTTTTCGCCTTCAGATGCAAGCTTTACAAGCTTCTCTCCTACGGACATACGATCAATTTCTGTTGTGTCAGCTTTCATTCGGACAGTACGTGCAACCTTACCAATTACGGTAGCATCGAACATATAGTCCAAGAATCGTGCTGATTGTTCTGGGTTTAGAAGTCCACCGTTGCCATTTTCTGAAGCAACATGAACGCCTGAACCACCTGTTGAAGAACCGAAACCTGTTGATACTGTTGTACCAGCTGCTGCGGCCTTTTCTAATAATTCATTACTCATTTTTATTTCACCTACCTTATTTTAGTTAAAGATTTCATTTACGGAACCGAGGAAAGCTCCAGACCATTTTGATTTTGATTTGGTAAATACCTCAGACCCGCCAAGGTCAGAGGACTTCTTAATTGCAGTATCGCCTTCTACGGCATCAATCTGCTTTTGAACACCATCAATGGTGCCCTTTATTTCTGTGACAGCGGCACTAAGTGCGCTGTGCTTTTCTGCCAACTCAGAAATTCTATCATCTACGCTCTTGCTGAAAGCTTCGACAGATGTTTTAATCTCTGTGACCTGTGCAGCATTTGCTTCTGTAGCCTTTGTGAGTGTCTCTGCGAAAAAGCCTTTTAGATCGCCTAACATCTTTGCAAAATCAGGTTCATCAACCATGACCTCAGCATTATCGAGTTCGGCTGCTTTTTCAACGGAGTCGGCAGGAGCTGTATCTTCTGCTGTTTCTTCAACAACTGCATCTTCTGCAACTGGTGCTTCTGCAGCATCGACAGACTTTTCAATAGTTGTTTCTGCTTCTACAGCTTCTACTACTACGTCATTTGTTACGTCTGACATCTCATTACCTCCTTCTACGTTTGCCTGTTTTGCTAATTGTGTTTCAGGCAACGGTAATCTTGACTTCTTGAATGAAGCAAGAATCTTATCTATTTCCTTTGATTTATTAATATCTGAACTTTCTACCCAACCGATTAGCGCAGCTGGCTTTCCTGATATTGGTGAATCAAAAGTTTTTTCTGTAGACATAAACACTGAGTCGCTGTCTTCGCAATAAAAAATATTTTCTGTTACAACGTTTGTAGCAAGGCCTTTGTATATTATTTTTCCGCCAACCTTTTCAATTGATAGAATGTTACATAGTTCATTTGCTGGTGAATCAACAATAGACAGCTCAACAAGATCATAGTCTTTAATAAATCTTACAGCTTCTCCTGTTGCCTTGTTAACTTCATTATCTGATTCTTTAATTTTTCCGCCAATAGAAAAACCAGAAAGAGTGCCGTCAAGAACTTTTTCCCAAGTATCTTGTGCACCCTTTGAAATGTATGAAGTTACATAAACTCCATTGTAAAAAGTTTGAGATTTTTGATCGTAGTATGTTTCTGGCTTAAAGGAAACAACTTTACCAACTGCAATTGACTGATGCATCTCACGAAGATTTCCTCTAAAATTTTCAAAAGCTTTTACGCTTGCTTCGGCTGTAACAACATCGCCTGTCTGGTCAACATTATCTAATGTTGCAAAACCAGATACAGTTCTATTTTCTCGATTAACCTTAGTAAATGGAATCGACAAATGTAAGTTGTCGCCATTACTAGACCAATGGCCTTTTTCAATGTTCATATGCTTAATTTTAATGGTTTATCTACTATAACGCAAATAACAGTTGATTAAACTTATTTGACTTTTGGACCATCGCCCTTGGGATTTCTGGCTTCTCCACTTTTATCTGGGGCATTGGCTTTTCGCTTCTGATCCCTAGTTTTATTTCCAGTGACCTTTGCCTTTTGATCAGCCACCTGCTGTGGCTTTAAATCTACCATTTCATCCCCGCCCTCAATAGTTGTCATATTTTTTCTAATGCGGACTTCGTTAGGAGTAATAACCTGCATTCTTAAATAAATTTCGTCAATACGGCTTTGAGTTTCTTCGTCTGTGAGACTTAGCTCATTAAACTTTAATTGGACAACATCTGTCTTTTCTGCAATTAAATAATTTAATTTCTTTTCAAGTCTGTCTTGTGCTGGTCTGCAGACCTGCTCTTTAAATGTTTTATCAGCGTCTCTGGCTGCTGCAAGGTTAATTCCTTCTGGAATTCCAATCTTGCTAATTGGGACCCTATGAGCCAAAAGAATTTCATCTCTATTTGATTTACGATAAATATTAAATGAAGACTCTTGTTCGCCAGCTTCAATTGGTTCCATCTTAAACTCAGTCTTAGAGTCTGGAGTATCTGCTGGGAGGGGTATGTAAAGTGATCTATGATTTTTTCCTTTTAATCCGACCTGGAAAAACTCAAGCAATTTTCTTTCTGACTCTGGTGAGAGCTTTGCACCCTTTACTGTAATAATATATCTTGGCACCGCTTTATTTTCAAAATAGTCTAGGTTGTATCTTCCAGCAAATTCATTTCCAGCTAGCGCCTGCTGTGCTGCAATGATGTCTGGTACTCCGTAATAATTATTCATAGGAGTATACTTCTTTAAATGAATAATTTCATTAGGCCTATCTTCTTGTCCAGCAATTGGACTTGGAGTTTCTAGGTCTCCAAAATTTCTAAAGAACACTGCTTTGCCATAAAGCAATTGTATAAAGCCGTCACGGAATCTTCTAACACGCATTGTTTTAGCTGGTATGTGTCCAATATAGCCAATATCTCCTGCTACCGTACGTCCTATCTCAATATAACCATTACCAGTGGCCTCAAGGTCTGTGTAGGCCTTTATTAGCGTTTCTGTAAACGATTCTTCTTCGTTACAGTCATCCAACCACTTATCTAATTGAGTTTTAATTCTTTCAATTTTTGCACGAGCTCTATCTAATTGTTTATCATCAGCAATAGCATCCATTGCATCTTTAGCTTTATCTGTTTCAGTAAAAGTATATCCAAGCCCAACAATATTTGAAACTTTTGCATTAATAGCAGCATAATTATATGTTGAAACTTCATAAATTTTTGACAGATATTCTAGATTATAAGTTGGTTCTACTAAATCAAATAATGCATATCCACTAATTGCTTGCTGTAAAAGGTTTTGCTGTGTTCCGACTCCACTAGTTCCAACAAATGCTTTTGAAAAATCACGATTAATTTTACGCTTAAAATTTGTTCCCAAACCTCTTAGCTTTTTAATTTCATCTAGCCCTATTTTGAATGGATCGTCATGATCTTCAGCCTTTTGAAAATGAAACCAGTCCGCTGTATTTGAAATATCAATAGTATTTACATTATCAATTTCATCATCTAAAAATTCTATTTTTCTACTCATGAACTTTACCGCCTCTTAATACTGCGTCTTTATACACACCAATGTCGTATGGGTCTGGTGGTAGGCCCCATCTCAATCTTTGTTCTTGCTCTGCTAACTCTTCATCGTTAATTTTTCTACGACCAGACAAAAATTTAGGCTGGCCTTCATAAATACCGTAAGATCTTACTTCTCTAGCAAGTGCATCAATTCTTGACCTATTGCCCTTAATTGATGTTATTGAAAGGAAGTTTCCATCGTCATCGCCAATCCATCTTCCGTCTGGCATTTCCCAGACATAGATGCCTAGCGTTGTTTCTTCAACGATTCTGGTATTTTTCTTTAGTATGTCCATAGACAACAATCATACCATTATCTGCTACCAAAGTCCAGATTTTGTACAACTTTATGCAATAACTATATACTTACAGACAATGGTTCTACAGAAGTCAATGTAAAAGATGTTGAATCGTTACCGCTAGAGGCTTCAGATATTGAAAATGAGGTATCGTTGATCAAATTTATAATATTTCCAGTATATAGAAGGTAGTGCTGCAGGGTTTTTTCTATTGTTAGGCCATTTTCATAGACGGCTAGGTTGTTATACATGTGTCCAATTCCAGATTTTGAGTCAGACTGGTTTTGATTAAATTTTAAGCTTGTTTGTGAATTGGTAAAATTAACTACAATATGGTGAGGTAGTCCAGGCGACATAAAATCAAATACATTTGTACTAGATGTCCTATTTATACCATTTACGTAAATAGAGGCAATTCCTGTTTTAGATACTAAACCTGCTGACGACCATTCATATATTGATGATATTCCAGATACTAAAACATTTTCCCCATTTTTTGGTGTAAAAATTAATTCAACTGATTTAGAACTTGGTACATTGTTTAAGCTAAACCCATGACCATTGTACATCTTTAATCCATTGTATTTATTATATGAAAGGATTCTGCTATTTCTTTTTGGCAAAGAATAATCAAAGTTTGATGATAAATAGTAACCTGAATTATCGCTATAAAAGTTTTTTGAGCTATAAAAAAGAATTTCTATATTTTTAAGAATTGGCTGATATTTGCTTGTGTCTTCTGACGAAACTGTTACTCTTATATGGAATAAATCAGATATTTGATTTTCATTTTTATTATAGTAAGGTAGTGGGTCGCCATTTTGACATTCCCGCCATAAAATTTTATCTAGGCTTACTTCGACCTTTATGCCCTTAACATCGTTTGACCAGTATATTTGGCTAGTTTGAATATTTAAATAATTTGGAACAATAAATGAATCAACAAAAGAATACTCAGATACTTCAGCATATTCTGTTTTTGGAAAATAAATATATGATCCATCTGCAGATATTGAAATACCGTCTTTTATTACCTCTGACCATGCTCGTGATTCTGGATAAGAAAACCTAAATTTAGGTTTAATTGGAACTGCATTCATACTAAAAATATATCCACCATCTATATTAACAATTTGAGATGAGTTTATTTCTTTTATGCCCTCAATGTAGTGTTGTTTTATTTGATTATCTGATAAATTAAATTTATAAAAAGCAACACAGTCTATGACAAATTTACCGTCCCCAGGCCCAGTTTTAAAATCTAAATTTATATTTGAAAACTTGTAATTTGAAATTGAAGAGGAGTCTACCATTGTTCCATTAACATACAAAGATATTTTTGTATTTTGAAATACTCCAACTACGTATAAAGACTCATTATTTGAAATAGTATGCTCTACTTCATTATCTCCTACTCTAAAAACAATGTTGCCATTTTCATAATAAAGTCCTGTATTGATTGCTGTATCAGCAAGAATAACTAGGGGGTCTTCTACTGTAGGTAGAAAACACCATGCTTCAATTGTAAAAGCATCATCTTTATTATATTGATTTGCTATTCCTTTTGGAATATAATGAACTGAGGTGTCTTCTAGCAATTGAGTGCCTCTGACGCCGCCAGAAATTAGAGGCATTAGCTCTTTATTTGATGTATTTACAGCATAGCCATCATTAACATTTCCAGAGTAATCGTATACTGGTAATCCGCTTAATGCAGCATAACTAACGCCGTTATCTTTTAAATCTTGATATGTGGCAAACTGTGATGTTAGCCCAGAGTATGTTCCAACCAGCCCAGATCTAACTTCATCTAATAAATAAAAAGAATTTGGATGGTCATTCAGTATTACATTTTTATATGACATCCTGAACCTACTTTTCTTCTAGTAATTTTACTCTTGCTGTAAGTTCCTGGACCGCTTTAATTAATGGTGAAATAAACTCTTCATATCTTAAAGCCTGTTGCCCCTCTGGATCGGCTAAATCTGATATTACCCAGCCTCCAAAATCTTCAATGCCTGATTCATCTATAACACTTTTTACTTGCTGTGCAATTAAACCGTAATGAATTCTATCTCCATTTACTTTATTGTATTTTACTGGCTCTATCTTATTAATAAAATCTAGTCCCAGATCAGAAGGTAAAATATTTTGTTTGCTTCTTTCATCTGAAATTACTGTTGCTGCGGTATTTAAATATATGTTTTTCCATGCTCTTGTTACAGCATCGGTTCCTGAGTTAATTGGTCCAAGAAGCCCAAGATTAAAATAATTTGTTAATAAAGGATACCAGTTTGAGTTAACTCCAGTTGATGATGTAACTGTAGATTGCAAAGAAATTCTTGTACTAATTGGATCTATATTTGCTGTTGCGCCTGCTGGCCCCGCTGGGCCTGTTGCGCCTGTTGCACCATCAGCACCTCTTGGAATTACAAAATTCAAAAGGACATTGCTTGATGTTCCAGAATTTGTGACTTCTGCATTTGTGCCAGCTGCACTGGTTGTTGTAGATGCTACTGATATTGTTGCTGCAGCATCGCCCTTGGGTCCTGTTGCCCCTGTTGCCCCTGTTGCACCTGTGTCGCCTTTTGGTAAAACTAAATTTAATACCTGTGATGGGGATGTGCCAGTTATTGTTGCAGATGCTGTTGCTCCTGAAGTTACAGTTCCAATTGAAAGAACGTTTGATGGGCCTGGACCACCAATTATTCCATCCTGGCCTTTTGGAATATTAAATGTTAAAGATTGCGCTGGAGATGTTCCGCTTATTGTAACAGAGGCATTAAGTCCAGCACTAATTGTATTTGTTGCAGCTACTGTTAAAACGTTAGATGGACCAGTTGCCCCAGTTGGACCTGGGTGGGCTGCAATATAGGCAGCTATGTCTTCTCCAAGAATGCCAAGATCTCTAGGTACATCGGGTGAATCCGAGTAACTAGGAAAATGCCATCCGTTTACGCCTGTTGTTCCCATTTTTTAATTATACCACCTTACTTCTTATATACAGATAAGTGAGAGGTGTACCTTTCTCCAGATCTAATATCATTTACCTTATGAAGGAATGGTTCTTGTCCTGGAAATACTAACAGGCTTCCAGCCTCTGGTTTAATTGAAATATTATGATTTGGAAATTCAATTTCTCCGCCTTCATAATCGTTATTCAGATAACATATCATAGAAAATGCAAGGTCTGAGTCGCCATCATAACTATCACAGTGAGGACCCATGCCTGGTCCTGTCCACTTTCTTATTGGCATCTCTGACATCATTAAATTATATCTGCTTGAATCTAAGTTATGATTTGCCAAATATTGATTTAAGCACATCTCAAAAGCCATCTCAATGCTATTTTTGATATACAATATTTTTTGATCTAATCTTGCATTATCAATCTTATTTTTTATATTATTGGATAATATAATTTTATTTTTGCCATATATAAAATTATCATCATTGCTGGCAGTCCAATTGTCCCATTTTGTTATTATGGAATGACTTCTGTTGTCTAGGTCTACTTCATTTATAAAGTCTAGGAGTTCTTTTGGATAGCTTACTACATTTTTAAAATACCAAATGTCGGTAGATATGCTTTGTGGAATAAACATATGATACATGTCATTTGGATCAAAAGAGTTTTTGTTATTCATTGGTTCCCTCTACTTCTGACGCTGGTATGACTGCTCCATATGGGGAAAGCCTTAGTCCTTTATTTCTAATGTCTTTCCATTCTTCTTGCTCACCCTTTTGCATTGCTCTTACTTCTGCAAGTTCTTTTGCCCATGCTTCTCTTACTTCTTCTGGGTAATCTGACTCTTCTCTGTCGTCCCAAAACGATCCTAATGTATACCTTGCTGATTTTTTAACAACAGTAACTTCATGCATGTTTTTATGCCCACCATGAAATATTAAAAATGACCCAGCTTTTGGTATAACTTCAAGAGGAGTCTCGCCATGCCTTGCGTCAAACTTTAATGTACCACCTTCAAAATCATCATTCAAGTATAAAAATCCAGCGTATCTACTTCGGGTAAATGCACCCATGTTTCCCTGGTTATCACTATTATCAGAATGTTTTGGTGCAAATGCGCCTGGCAACCATCTTTGAACATGGAAACTTATCTGTGACATATCTTCAAAAGATTTATTGGCCACATCCGCAGCAGCTTGCCTAAACCTATTTTTTAAATCAGTAAACCATGTAGGGCTTAAATTAAATTCAGCCAAAATTGGTTCACCGTCATAAGGGTATCTTGCAGAGTATGACTCATAAAAAGAAATTCCCTTCCAGTAGTCTTCTTCATTTTCTGCAAGTTTATTTAATAACGCTATTACAGATTCGCATTCTTCTTTTGTTATAAAGTCTTCATACAGGTCTATGTCTTCTGTTAATTTTGTTAGTTTCATTACATTCCCTTATCTGGACCTGATTTATCTCCAACTAATTCGTCGTACTCTGTTGGAACTCCATCTTGAAGATACTTCATATTTCTTGGATTTTCGTATTCAAGTCTTTTAAATTCTTTTTTCATCCAGTTTGCTGCACCGAATTGTTTTTGATTTGCAATCCAATCTGGGTGTCCATCATACGGGTACATCACAAAGTTTCTAACAAAGAATTTTTCTCCACCATGAATAGTTTTTACTCCATGGAAATATGGTTGATCGGATGGAAATACAAGAATATCTCCTGCTTTTGGTTTATGATTAATTAAATTACCGTCTACAAAAAATTCTATGTCGCCACCTTGATAATCATCATTTATGTACATTGTGCATGTTAATTGAAACTTAGATCCAGGCATATCTCTTTCAGAAATAATAAAGTCAGTATGGTATTGCATAGTCATTTTATTATTTAAAACGTCTACCTGATCTCTATATTTAGAAAAAGAGCATCCGCTAAAATGCCATCCTGGTTTTAGTTCAATCCCATGTCTAGTAATGTAATCATTTAAAACCAGGTCGTAGGCAGCTTGAACTTGGTCTGCAAAGTCTTTTTCTTCAATAAACATTGGATCTTCGTTTGATTCATTTCGTTCATGCGAATCTTTAATTTGTGTATATGTTCCAAAATGTGCCCATGGATCCCATTTGTTTAAATAATACTTACCTTCTGAAGTTTGCTCCGACTTTTTCATAGTCTGATAGAGTTTTTGAGGGTCAGCTAAAACATTTCTATATACGTCAACTTTTGGATATAATTCTATATAGTCTAAATTGCTCATGGCTGTCTTTCTCCTGTGTGTCTCATTATCGTCCAAAAAAATGGAGATGTAAATCTATTACCAGATTTTACTGGTCTTACCCCATGCGTATAATACATATCTCCTGGGAAGAAATATGCGGCTCCTGCTTTAGGCTTAAACTCTATTCCGTGCTGTGGAAAATACAACTCTCCGCCTTCGTAGTCATCATTAAAATAAAATAATCCTGCTAAATCATAATGAGGAAAATCATTTGGTCTACCTTTTTCTATACCAGTATGAAATTCTTTATCAGCATGAGGTTCTTGTCTTGCTCCTACTGGCCATCTTACAATTGCTGGGCCAGTCTCTTTTGCATCTACGTTAAAAAATTTATCTACTTCAATTTTTAATCTTGCAATCATGCTATTAATAAGATCAAGAATTGAGGGGTCTGAAGCCATTAAAGAAAAATAGGTGCAGACACGATCTTTCCAGATATCAGCATCGTACAAAACCAGCCCATCTTCATCTACATGCGTCTCTGTTACATCCCAAACTTTATTATTAAGAGCAAAATTGATTAGCCTTTCTCTTTCTTCTGGGGTTAAAAAATTTTCTAGCTCAACAATATTATCTGACGAATTACCAAAAAACCCTGATGGGGTAATAGATTTTGGAGCATGCAGTTTCATATCTTGATTTGCTGGTTTCATTTTATTAATGTCCTATTCTTTATAGTATATATTCTACCATTAATCATTTATGCAGTCCCACCTTTTAATCTGATTGCTTTGACTTGGTGCTCTCCTAATTTTTTGCCATCTTGATCAGTTGCTTCTCTATAAAAATTAGTCCACTCCCCAGCGGCATTTGTTTTGGCAACGGCTTCTGCATAATCATTTGTTAAAAATTCAGATCTTGGGACTTCTGATATTTGGTGCTCTGTCATTTCTGAATTTTGTAGGTCTTGAAGATCTATGGGAATTATAGATATTATTGGGGTATTTGCTTTTATTGTTATTTCTATATTGGGCTTAGTTATTCTCCATGCCACTGGCAGGTCGCCTCTAAAAAATGAAGTTGACAATAAAGTTGTAAATGGTGTAGCTCCATCTATAAATTGATTTGGAACTGGCATTGAAAGTAAGGTTTGATTTGGCTCGGTTATAAACATTAGTCCAGTATTAAAGCTAATTGTTGCATTGCCACGCTCAGAATAAACATATTTATCGCCACTTAAAATTTTAACATGGCTTGAAGTGGAGTCTGATACGCCGTCCCAAATAAAAGATATATCCTCTGGAAAAGATATTCCCCATCCTAATTGATTAGTTAAACTTACTGGAAAACATTTATAGGCATGTGCTTTGTATGTATCATCCATCCACGTTCTTTTTGCTGTTAGTGGAGATACATTTGCAAACCCTGGCCTAGTTCTGTATACCTTTATTTTTTTCACGCTCAACTCTTTCTGCTCTCATTTGCATAAATTCTTGACAATGAGCATGATCGTTATAGTCTAGCATCGTAACAATTGAATATTTTCTTCCAGCAGTGACAGGTTCTGCTACGTGTGAAAATAAATATGTTGAGGGGAATATATATAGATCACCAGCTTTTGGCTTAATTGATAAATCAAGTTTAGGAAATGTAAGTTCTCCGCCTTGATAATCATCATTTGGATATGCAACTAATGAAACTGTTGCGCTGTAAGAGAATCCATGGTCTGCGTGTTCTTTAAAGTGCTGGCCAGGTCCATATTGAATAAAGTTCATGACTTCCCAGTAATTCATTCTAACATTATATTTAGCACAATAATCTTCAACCGCTGGGATTTGTGCGGCATAAGCGTCTTCCCATATTTCTGCTAGCTCAAACTCTTCTATGCTTTTTGGGTTTTTAATTTCACCAATTTTAAAATCTTGACAGTCTCTATAATCTAACTTTTTTTCTGAATAGCCGACAGTTGCATCTGCCCATTGATATTTCTCTGAATTTTTTTCAACAAAAACTTTTGTCCTATCCATTATACTTTGTGGCATGACATTTCTATATACCCATAGCCCTGGAAACAACATTTCTTTTTCGGACCAATTAGGCTCAATACTATTTTTCATCTATTCTCCTGTCTTATCATAGTGTAACATACTGTCTGGGAGTATGTCAATAATAATATGGACTCTGTCTTGTAGACTATCATTTTCTACCGAGTGAGGGAGTGTATTGTTGATTTCATATCCTTGTGACTCTATCATATTAATTTTATTATTGTTTACTGTGAAGTAAACACGGTCATTGGTTATTATTGGTATATGACATCTTCTAGAATAATGTAGCATAGCTCCACCATCCACATGCTTTCTAATTTTTGTTTGTGATTTTAATTTTACAATTTCAGATCTAACAATTTGACCGTCATATCTATTTTCAAGATCAAGGTATATTTTATTAATTTCATTATTTGCTTTATCTGATTTAAATAAATTTTTATTTATTTTATTTAAATCTTTGCCTGGAACCCAGGTATAATCTGATGATATGAGGGTTATTGTTTCAGTATCTTTGTGGGTTAGGTACGTATTTTGTCTTGACTGGTCCAACAGCCATTCGTCTTGATACTGCAAAATTTCTTTTTTAATCTCATCTATTTTAAATTTTTCAATTTCTAAAAATGACCATTTGCTATCTTTTTTTAATCGATTTAACATAATCGTATACCTCATAGTCTAACTCATTAAGCTCTCTTATTCTTTTTAAGTGAGCTTTATCTATATCTACTTTAATCTTTGGCGATTCATTAACTTTATCACTGTACTTAAATGGCTTTATTGCAAACTGATCATAAACTTCTTTACTGAAGTCTTTTTTAAAAACATCATAATTTTCTAAAGTATATATATTTATTTCTTTAATAAAGTTTTTAATATTTTCTATATTTAAATTACATTCCTCCAGGTGCCAGGCATTATCTATATATGCGTCAAAATTTCCAAGGTGTTTATTAAACTCTTCTATGTTTGTAGATCCTGTTAAAAATTTTGATTGAAGGTTTGACTGGGTTTCTGATTGGGGTCCGTATAGCCAGTGCTCAAGATTATTTTTTGCATCTTTTTCAGATGTTATGTATCCAGTAGTATATTTAAAATAACTAATATATCTATCTATAGGATCTCTAAGCAAACAGAAAACTTTGGGAGAATCCATATATTTTAATGGCATTTTCCCAAAGTGTCCTATTACAAATTTGCTTTTAGCAATATGTTTTGCATCTATTTCAGTTCTATTTGATGCAAAATGCGTAATTTTTTTAGAGATTAGTTCTGGAATTACATTATTTCTAATGTAGACCCCAGATGTTCTAGGTATATGAAGATGGTATATAGACACTAGAACATCTTTAAGTTATGAACTACAATATCTCCTGCCAAAAGTACGTCAATTGGTGCCGCATCAAATTGATATACATTTCTAGTTTCGTCAATTGTGTTTATAGAATCTACTCTAGTTTCTACAAATCCTTGATTTTCAACTTTTTCTACAATTATATCTCCAACTTCAACAGTTCCAGTACTTATAAACATATATGTTTCATTTCTTTTTACTAAGACTGTTTGCTCTAGAGAGAATCTTTTTGTAGTGTTTTCATTAAAATAAATTGTGATATCTTTAATAGAAGGAATTATGTTTCTAATAGTTGTTGGTACAGTTTTCATTTCTGTTGCTGATGTGGCTGACCAAGTTGCTGGGTCCTGTTCAGTTTCAGAAGTTAGTTCGTTCCATGAGACACCTACAACTGTATCTCCTATTTTAATATCTTTTGCTGGTACATGAACAATCATTTCTCCATCAAATGTAGAAACAAGTGTGTCTTCATCAATACAGCTAGAGAATCTAGGTGGTGCGAAGAACCCTGGAGGGGCGAAGAACCCTGGAGGGGCAAAGAACCCTGGAGGGGCAAAGAACCCTGGAGGGGCGAAGAATGTTGGAGGGGCGAAGACCCGTG